CCATCAAGTATTTTGAAAAGGTTCGAGACACGAAATCTCCCACCAACTGTGATGAACTTTTCGATCATTCCGTAGGAAAAGACCTTGCCGATATTTTCTTTAGACCATACACAAAGAAAATGTGGGGCACTGATCCTAAAAACATTGAATGTGCTGTTGGCGCAAGGATTCCCGTGCGCACCTCTGATGATGACCGATATTTTAGTGATAAGTACCAATATATGCCCGAAGGCGGTTACACTAAGATGTTTGAAAGAATGCTTGACCACAAACGAATCGAGGTCAAAATTCGCACGCCATTCGAAAAGGAAATGGAAGCTCACTATGATTTCATTTTCAACTCGATGCCCATCGACGCGTACTATGACTTCAAATTTGGCAAATTGCCGTACCGTTCTTTGCGCATGGAAGTAAAAGAAGAGAAGCATGATCATGGAATTACTACCGTGAATAACTCTGCTTCTGAAGAAGGTCATACTCGTTACACCGTTTGGAAGAATATTCCAGGCCATGGCGATGGTGACATGGTGACTTACGAGTACCCGTGCGACTACGATGGCACAAACGAGCCGTATTATCCAGTGACTCACGGAAAAGAACTCTACGCTAAGTATGCTGAGCATGCAAAGAGTGATAAAATGATGTTTATCGGCCGTATGGGTGCATATCAATATATCGATATGTGGAAAGCAGTTCGTAATGGTCTCGATATCGTTTCAGATTTCAAAGCATAACTCATAGCCGGTCAACGGCCGGCTTTTCAAAAGGAAATAAAATGAAAATTCTTGTAACTGGCACTAACAACTATCATGCTCGCCCCAACTGGCATCTGGAAAAACGTTCTCGCTATCGTCTCGTGACTGCGACTACCGGCCTCGTCGAAGCTCTCAAAGATATGGGCCACGATGTTGATCAACGCTTCGTTACTCCAGGTGAAGACCTGAGTGGCTACGACAAAGTCTTCACTGTTTATTTCGATGCTACTGGCGGTATGCAACCAGGTGGTTATGGCGTATATTGGCTTCTGGCAAATCGCCCTGATGCAATCGTTGTTATTGACGACTGGCAAACTCCCGAACGTTTGATGAAAGGCTTCAAAAAGTCTGCCACTCGCACCCGTGAACAATTCGAAGAAGTTCTGTTCCGTGAATTTATGCTGAACGACCAGCACAAAGAAGCTACTGATGCAATCACTGCTGATCCTTCGCTGAAAGAAGATATCGTCCGCGGTTATGCTAAGAACGTCTTCGATTCTCACCGAATTCTGTATTGTGCATTCGACAAATTCGAAGTTTCCAAGATTTTCGATTATCCACATGAATCTTATTCGTTCTGTCCCGAATCTTATGTTCCTAGCCCAGATGATCGGCTGCGCGAAATGGGTCTTGCTCGTCAAGATATTTTCCGCGAGCGCAAATGGATTATTGCCGGTATCGGTGGTCTTCCTACAAAGAAAGCGTGCAAGTTCAAAGACAACTTCACATGGGATGTAGAAGTATTTGGTCGTGCGACTATTGATGTTGATGCCAAGCTTGCAAAAGAGCCCGAAGTAATTCAAGCTTACTCAGGTGCCCGTGCTGTTTTCTATCCTGACCAAAACAACTTCGGCTCCAACTGGTGGCGCAATCGACCACGCCAATGCGCTGATATGGGTGCTGTTCTCTTTATGATGTCTGATGAAGAAGCTTCATTGTTTGGCCCATCTTATATGGGGCTTTCGATCGAGAAGTTAGAAGCCATGACTGACGAAGAGCTCGATGATCTTGCTGCTCGTCAGAAGGCCGATTATTACAAGTCAAATCCTCTGGACAAAGAAAAAGTTAAATCTTGTCTTGATTTGATTATGGCGTGATGAGTTTTAACAAAGCGGCTTCGGCCGCTTTTTGGGGAATTTTATGAAGCAAATTATTGTAAGGCTATTCAGCCCGATTTCGCGTAACAAGAAATCACACAAAATGGCCTGGGCGCGAGTGTGGCAAGCTGCTATCGAACACCACACTGGGTTTCCATGCGAGTTGATGCATGAGGCTAAACCGTGGTCAGAATATGATCGGGTCTATGTCTATTTCAATCTTGAGCCGTATGACAGATTGAGTTTGTTTGGTGGTCCTCAGCCTCAATATGCCGAGTTTATTAAATGCGCTGAAGGATTCACCGGTGAAATTGTTGCATTAGACAAACCTTTGGCCCGTTTTGGTGAATTCTGCAAAGCACGTTGTTTCAACAAACACGGTGAACCCAACATGAAAGTTCCCGAGCTATGGAGAGGAATTGATTGGGATTCCATTCAAGCACAATTTGACAAAGCTACTTGTTTGACAATGGCTTCTTTGCCGCTTGAAGATGTTACGCTCGGGGATTCTCACGGCATTTCGGTGTGGCAACCGGGCTATAAGGCTTATCGGTGTGACGCACAAACATTGCGTGGAGCTTTGAAAAGGGGATTGGCAAGTTTCCTTCCTGCTAAAGTTCGGAATTTGACAATTTATTTTGGAAACATCGACGTTCGGTATCATTTCGGTTTGCAAAATAACCCGGTTTCGGATGTACTAGAAAAGCTTGACGAGTATGAAAAACAATTAGTCGGGCTAAAGGAGTCTGGACAAGTTACTGGAGAAATCGAACTTGTGCACTTGCTTCCGATTGAAGATGAGTCAAGAAAAATCCCAACAAACAATATGCTTAACGGAAAATCGTTTAATGGCAGTTGGGCTGAAAGAAATTCATGGATGAACATTTTCAATAATGGATTATCGGAAATAGCATTCAAGCACGGTTTCAAGGTTCATACTTGGCCAAACAGCTGGTATGTCGAAACGTATAAAGACCCAAAATCATTCTTTACTCGCTTGGAAGCTATGAAAGGTTTGCATCTTGCTTTACCGTTCTATCGATATGAAGGATTTAAGGATAACAAAACTCTGGAGTTGTTTGATATCTGAAAAGGCCTTCGGGCCTTTTTTCGTTTTTGTTGTGTACATGTGTTTTTATGCTTGATATTATGGCATTGCTTGATAAAGGAGAATTGAAAATGACAAACGACCAACATGTTAAAGCGACAATTAAACGACTTGAGTACAAAAGTGCACTGTATCGCTGCCGGGCCATGGGGCTAAAGTTTCCGGGAACCGAAATTTGCGAATTTATCAGTATTGAAGCATACAACGACTGGCTGAATCGTGAAGATGACGACGGTCTAATGAAATATGACGGCAAATTCGATCCGACTCATCCATTCGTCGTAACAGTTAAGCAGACTGGTTCTTGGAAAATCTATGTTGACATCATTGGCGAAGATGGCCAACCTTTGGTAGATTGCGAGTACTATGCCTTTGTTCCTGAAGATTTCAGTCTCATTCGAAGAGTATAAGGACACAGTATGCTTCAGAAAATGTGATAAAAAGTGAAAATAAATGTGTACTCACAATGAGGCTATTGATACTATAGCCTCATCAAATAAACGAATACACAAACACGGAGTATATAAAATGCAAGTAACCATCAAAAACGGTCTTTACTTTGGTAATGTTGTTAACGGTACTTTCGAAACTAACGGAAACACCTGGTGGGATGCCAGCGAGAACGATCCTCGTGAAGGTAAAGTTAACGCCGTTCTGAAAGGCAAATCTCGGATGGTTTGGGTAAATCGCAACGACATCGTGATTACCGAAAGTTTTGCTGGTGTTGCTCAAACTGACGTTGCTGAAGAAACTGTTGACGAAATGCGTTCTCGCATTGCAAAACGATTCGATGTAATGGACAAAATGACCGTAGGTCTTGTCAAAGGCACCATTCGTTCTCTGATTATCTCTGGTGCTCCTGGAATCGGCAAGACCTTCAGCTTGGAGAAAAAGCTGAAACACTCTGACGAAATTGGCGAAATCTCTTTCTCTTCCATCAAAGGAAAGTGCTCTCCCATCGGACTCTACATCCACCTTTGGGAAAATCGCGATGAAGATTGTGTTGTGCTGCTGGATGACGTCGATGTGTTCTCCAACGAAGACACTCTCAACGTACTGAAAGCTGCTCTTGACACTGGCGAAGAACGCATCATCACATGGGGTACTGCCAGCAACTACTTGGCAGAACGCGATATCCCCAACAACTTCGAGTTCAAAGGTTCCATCGTCTTCATCACTAACGCAGATATCGATGCTGAAATCGACCGTGGCACTAAACTTGCTCCGCACCTCGATGCTCTGCAGTCTCGCTCCATCTACCTTGACCTTGGCGTTCACACTAGTCGTGAAATCATGGTTCGAGTGGAAGACGTAATCACTAAAACTGATATGTTGCAAAAGCGCGGACTGTCTGAAGCACAAGTTGTTAACGCATTGGAGTGGATGAAAGAGAACGTGGACCGCCTCCGCTCTGTATCTCTGCGGACTGCCCTCTACCTTGGCGATTTCATCAACACTGATAGTGATTGGGCCGATGTTGCTGAAGTTACACTCCTGAAGTAATACGGATGAGCTGGAGGAATTCCTCCAGCTCCTTAATATGGTTATTCATCTTAGTAAAAACAATCAAGCTGGTTCACACCGGTTAATCCAAATGGAGAAATGAAATGAATCCGAAAAATGGTCTTATCATGAAATATTTTGGTAGTGCAGAAGTAAAGCCCCAAATTCCTACGGTTGAAGGTATTCGAGCAAATGCTCTTGAAATTTTCAAGCAACTCGAAGATCGAATCGCCGCTGATTCGCAGACTCTTGACCAAATTGCTACTCGTCGTCAAAACGAACTGCAAGCGCATGAACTTGCCATCAAGAATTTGATGGAACGTCATTCGGCCATAATGAACAATTTGACAGCCGAACAAACTCTGGTGAGTGACTCCATCAAAGCTGCTCAAGTTATGAAGGCCAATATTGCTCAAATTTGCTAATAACCAGAGGGCTCCTGAGGAGCCCTAGTTTTTGGAATCAATATGCATTTTTGGATGCTATTTGTGGTATGTTTGATTAGGAGAGATTTTGAATCCAGTTGCTAAGCATGACTTCAACAAAGGTGGAGCTCATGCAGACAAGAAACGACGCTTAAAAGAAAAGCGCAAACAAAAACATAAGAAGGTGTACAATGATGGAACTAATTATTGATATTTGGAAAATTGTAAGTGTCGTAATCGGCGCATTTATCGTCATGCGATTGATTGTAATTGCTTTAGCTAGCAAAGGCTTTATTTCTGCAAGCGACCAAATCAACGAAATTTTAGACGAATGGCAAAGTTTGAAATCTTCGGGTCAAGAGTTGTTTGGTAATTACGGCATTGTTGTCACCCCTTTGGTCATTGCTCTCCTTCTTATTTTGATCACTCTGTTTTGGCCAATTGTGTTGCTGTATATTATCGCAAAATAAAAGTATGTACTTTTTGAAAAGATTTTTGTAAAATGTAACATATCAAATTTTGCCGTATTGATAAGAGAAACACCATGCCATATAACGAAACAATAAAAGAAATCATTTCAATTGCGTCAGTTCTGATCAAATTTGGTTGTGAAGACATTCTGAACAATCAAGAACTTTTCGTATCATTCTTGAACGAATTGGGTTTAAAATCGCCGAGTGGGGAAGAGTTCACTCGGGCTGGTTTTAGACAAATGATGAAGCGTCTACCAGCTGATCAGCGTGAAGAATTAGTAGAAATGTTCAACCAAGGTCATCGTGACATCAATCACCAAATGATCATGTACACAAACAGCAACTAAGGAAATATTATGGAAATTGAAATTGCTAAAAAGTACCGCGTAATCGACGCCTCTCGTTTTGAAGACGAACACGGCATCAAAAACGGTCACGAATTCTTTGTTGATTCACTAGACGATGATGGAGATATTTGGTCTCGCGGAATTGCTTGGAATGGAATCGACGGTGATAGTCGTGATGCCCCATCCATCGGTTGGGCATTGCTGATGAAAGGCCATCAAGATCATAGTCCAGAAACACCAGCGGATTACTCAGGCGCTATTGAACAAGCATGAAAAAAGGGAACCTTACGGTTCCCTTTGTTTTATCTAGCTCTACTCAAAAGTCTTTCGGCTTGATTGCAAATAACGAAAAGTTTGTTTTCATTAATTACTGGCTTTTTACGCCAAAACATCGATACTGCCCCAGCATAAACGTTGTCTAAGTTCACAATCGGGCAACTGTACATGTATTCAAACTCACTGTGCCCCGCCGGAAGAAACGCAAAATCCTTGTAATTGCTAAAATGTCTTCCCGACAAATGGACCATATATTCATTAGATGTTTTGTTTATTGGATACCCGCCCTTTTCCATATCTACAAGTTCCAACGGCGTTTTCCCCTCCGTGGCGACCATGTCAACGAAATAGTTCAAGTTTCTAGGTCTAAAAGAGAATATAACCGAAAAATCTGCTTGACTTGAAATATGTGCTATTTGAAGCTGTTCTTGTGTCGCTACCTCAAATTTTCTATCGCGTTCGGCTTGAAGAATTTCCTGGTAATTTTGAAAACGAGTATCTCGATAAACATTGAAGATTTCGTCCTTGTTGTACCAACTGAAACCAAGTACGAATACGAGGATCAGCAAAATTGCCCGATAAAATACAATTTCGCCAGTAACAGCGTCTTTGAACAATCGGTCCAGAATTTCCATCAGAATCCCCGCACGACCAGGGGCTTGAGTTCCCTGCGTTTGGTTTTCTGTACTCATAAAGTTGTTACTCCTGTATAACAGCTCTATTTAATGCTTTCGGCACCATTAGGTGCCGAAATGTCATTTATAAGAATCCATTGTGCCAGTTAGTACAACTTTTGCAACTCGCATTGCCCTGTTGGGGGTTTGCTTTGCCCAAGATGAATTAAGCAA